TTGATGGTGCTTTGTGGAGATTAAATAAAGTTATTGATTACAACCCTACGAACCCCGAAAGTACTAAATGTGAATTTTTACGAGTAATTGAATTAACATACGAATAATGGCACAAGAAATTGTAGGTTTTAAAATAGAAATTAACGGACAAGAAAAGGTTGTTAAGTCGCTTTCGGAAATGAAGCAACTTATTAAAGATGCAAACTTTGAATTATTATCCGCACAACAAAATTTTGGAGAGTATTCTAAAGAAGCTTTAAATGCTGCAAAAAAAGTTGCAACTCTAAAAGATGCAGTACAAGAAGCTGGAGAAACCGCACAACTATTTGACCCCGGAAAGAAGTTCCAAGCCTTTGCCGGAGCTTTAAATGCTGCAGCCGGTGGTATCGCTGCCTTTCAAGGTGCATTAGGTTTAATTGGAGTAGAAAGTGAAAACGTACAAAAAAGCTTATTAAAGGTACAAAGTGCATTAGCTCTTTCACAAGGTTTAAGTACGATTGCTGATTCGGCAAAAGATTTTCAACGATTAGCTTCTGTTATTAGTAATTTATCTATCGTACAAAAAGCTTATAATTTTGTAATGTATGGAACGGCTACTGCAACAAGAGCTGCCGATGTAGCAACAAAAGCTACTGCCGTTTCTATGCGTGTGCTTCGTGGAGTTATGGCTTCACTTGGAATCGGTGCGTTAGTTATTGGGATAGGATTATTAGTTGAAAAAATTATAGCTTGGACAAGTAGTGCATCCGAAAACGAAAAGGCATTAAAAAAACAAGCTGAAGCAACAAGGATATTAAATTCAAATATTGATAATGAAATATCATTACTTACTGCATTAGGGGGTCAAGAAGATAAAATCGCTCTTAAAAGAAAAGAGCAAATCAATAACAATTTGAATGATTTAAGAAGTCGTTTAAAAACAGTTGGAAAATTAAATGAAGAAGAACAATCTGAATTTAGAAAACTAACAACAGAATTAAAAGTTATTGATATTAATGAAACTAATAGAAAAAATACACAAGCTCAAGAACAAGCCAAAAAAAGAAAAGATAATTATAAGCAAGAAGTAGAAGATTATAAGGAAAAGCAAAAAGAAATTGAAGAAGCTACGAAATCCGCGTATGATAAGGCAAAACAAACGGCTAATGAAGTTTTTTTAAATGAAATACAGGATGAAAAAACAAGAGAAGAGGTAAGGGTAGCTCTTCAATACGAACAAGATAAAGCCGAAATTCTACAATCAAAAGCAACTCAAGAAGCTAAAAATGCTGCCTTATTAGCTTTAGATTCAAAGTATAAACAAGACCTTGCAGCAATTAAAAAAACTGATGATGAAAAGAAAGTAAAAGAAAGCGAAGATGAATTAACGGCATTAGTTGATGGCTTTATTAAGGAAGAAGAATTAAATATGTTTTATCTCGAAAGAGATAAAAAACTAAAAGAGGAATATAATAAAGCTGATTTAGAAGCTACAAAAGAATTACAACAAAAGAAATTTGAAGCAGTAAATGCTGGTATTGATTTAATAGCAGCATTAGCCGGAAAAAGTGAAGTAGTTGGAAACATTCTTTACACAATTCAAAAGGCGATAGAAATTGGAAAAATCATTTCTTCTACTTCTTCGGCTATCGCTCAAGTATCAGCTTCTACGGCTGCAGTACCAGCTATCTTACCACCGGGTGTTCCTAACCCTGCATTTCCTGCCGCAGTTGCAATAGGAGCTAAAAAGATTGCTGGCTTAAAAATATCAGCTGCAGCAAGTATAGCATCAATTGTTGCAAGTAGTATCGCTAAATTTAAAGGCGGTTCGGGTGGTACAATTCCAACACAAGGAACGGCTCAAGCAACAAGTGGTGGCTCTGCTCCTATTACACCTTCTGCACCTTTAGTAAATACACGTACCCAATTAGATTCTATTTCAATTCAAAGATTAGGTTCGGCTACAAATCGTGCCTATGTGCTTGAAAGTGATGTTACTAACTCACAAGAAAGAATTAGAAGAATCAATAGAGCTGCAAGATTATCGTAAAATCTATTTATAGTTATGGAAAAAGAATTACCAATATACCGATTAGATATAGTAGAGGATTTAGATTCAAATGTCGAAGTTGATTTTGTAGCCTTAGTGGATAGACCTGCAATTGAGAAATCATTTTTAGCCTTTCAAGATTCGTATTCTGATTATCCAGATTCCGTTAAAAACAACGCTAGAAAAGTTTTGGATTGGACAGAGGAAAACGGATGGGGGGATTGCGGAACACCGGTAGGTAAGCAAAGAGCAAATCAGTTAGCCAACGGAGAGCCTATTTCTTTTGAGACAATTAAAAGAATGTACTCTTACCTTTCAAGGCATTTAGTAGATTTAGAAAACTCTAAAGGCTATGAAGATGGTTGTGGCAAGTTGATGTATGATGCGTGGGGTGGAAAGACCGCTTTAGGTTGGGCAGAGGCTAAGATTAATTCAATTGAGAAAAAGAAGTTTGCTATTCAAGATGAAGAAGAAAGGATTGTTTCTGGTGCTTTGATGTTAGCCGATACTCCTATTTATCGTAATGATTCCAATGGCGAATATTATGTTGTATTTACTAAAGACACTATTAAAAAGATTGCTCAAAAATATTTCAAGAAAGGTTACCAAAATAACGTAAATTTGATGCACGATTCCGGTCAAGTGATGGATGGGATAACAATGTTTGAGAGTTGGATAGTAGATGAAAAGAGAGGTATTCATCCGATGAAAGGTTTTGAAGATGTTAAGGATGGCTCTTGGTTTGGTTCTTTTAAGGTGGACAATGATGAGGTTTGGGAAATGATTAAGGATGGCAAAGTACAAGGCTTTTCGGTTGAAGGGATATTTAATTACAAAACCGATACCAAAGAAGAAAAGATGATGCAAGACATTATCAATATTCTAAAAGAGGTTTCATAGTTAGTTTTCATAGTTTTGTTTGAAGGGGGGTGTTTCTACACTCCCCTTTTTCTATTTGGTCACTTACGTAAGTGTTTACTATTTATGGGTAAATTCTTTATGTCTCCACAAGAAGCATTATTAAAAATCAAGGCAATGTTCGCTGAAGCACAAGCTGCTCCAGAGGTTGCCGTAGCCAATTTCGCTGAATACGTTTTAGCGAGTGGTGTAAAAGTTATGGTTGATAAACTTGAGGTTGGCGGTAAGGTTACTCTTTTAGATGAGGCCGGGAACGAAGTTCCTGCTCCTGTCGGAGAGCATACTCTTGCTGATGGTTCTGTTATCGTTTTAGATGAAACAGGCACAATCCTTGAGATTAAAGTTCCAGAAGTTGAAGTTGAAATCGAAGCACCAGAATCTGAAGTTGAATTAATGAAGAAGAAGGTTGCTGAAATGGAAGCACAACTTGAGGCTTTAAAAGGTTACAAGAAAGAAGCTGAAGTTAAAATGAGCGAGAATATTGCTCAAATGAACGATAAGTTCTCAAAAGCTATTTCTGAACTTACAGATGTAGTTATCGAACTTACTAAAACTCCTTCAGTTGCTCCTACTCAACCAAAGCAATTCACAAAGCATTTCGAATCTAAAAACGACAAAATCTCTCGTTTTCTTTCTAATTACGCAAAATAAATTTTTAAAAACTTAAAATTTAATAACAATGGCTTTTGATGTTTCAGCATTAGCAAATTATACCAAAGAGAATGAAGCTCTATTGGTAACTTCTTCCGTACTCGGAAGCAAAACCGCTTCTTTGATTAAAAGTCAAGGAAACGTTATGGTAGGTGTAAAATCTGCCGAGACAATCAACATTATGGATACTGACGCTATCTTCCAAGCGGGTGGCTCTTGCGGATTCAACGCAAGTGGTTCAACTACTTTCACTCAGCGTACTGTAACTGTTGGTAAAATTAAAGTAAACGAATCTCTTTGCCCTAAAGACCTTGAAGCAAAATATTTGCAGAAGGCTTTACCAGAGGGAAGCCGTTACGATTCAATCGCTTTCGCTTCTGATTACACAGACAAGAAAGCTGCTCGTATCGCTGCACAACTTGAAACTGCTATCTGGCAAGGTTCAACTGGAAGTGCTAACGTAAACTTGAATAAGTTTCAAGGTTTAGTAACTTTGGTTGGTAGTTCTGCCGTAGAAGCTAACAACGCAACTTATTATGGTGGTACTGCAACTGCAATCACAACTGCTAACGTAGTGGCTATCTTCGATGCTCTTTACAAAGCAATCCCTGCAACTGTTGTTGCAAAAGATGATATGACTATCTGGTGCGGTCAAGATGTATTCCGTACTTACACAATTGCATTGAAGAACGCTAATATGTTCAACTATGCTTTCGATGGTAAGGCTGATAGCGAGTTCTTCTTACCCGGTACTCCAATCAAAGTTGTAGCAACTCCAGGTCTAAATGGTGTAAATAAGATTTATGCTATCCGTTTGAGTAATATGTTCCTCGGTACAGACCTTCTGAATGAGGAAGAGCGTTTCGAACTTTTCTATGCTAAAGAGGCTGACCAAGTTCGTTTCGTAAGCGAGTTCAAGATGGGTGTGAATGTAGCCTTCTTGGATGAGATTGCTTCTTTCATAATCTAATTAAAAGGTGGGTAGCTTTAAGGGTTACCCACCATTAACTTTTAAAACTTAATAAAATGCCTTGTGCTTTAACTCAAGGGTACACACTCGATTGCAAAGATAGTTTAGGCGGTATCAAAGCCGTGTGGTTAATCAATCACGCAAACGTAACTGCGGTTACAGAGGCTTCTGGTATCGTTTCTGCTATTACTAAAGCAGCGAATAAAGTATTCTACAAATATGAGTTAGTTAAGAATACAGGTTCTTTGACTGAAACTGTTACCGCTTCCGTAGAGAACGGAACTGTGTTTTATGCTCAAGAACTTTCTGTTGTTCTTAATAAACTCCAAGCAAATACTCGCAATGAGATATTGCTTCTCGCTCAAGCTACTCTGATGGCAGTAGTACAAGATGCTAACGATAAATATTGGTTGTTAGGTCGTGTTTCTGGATTAGATGTAACTGGTGGAACTGCTGCAACTGGAACTGCTCAAGGAGACCGGAATGGTTATACACTAACTTTCACTGGTGGCGAAAAACAACTTGCTCCAGAGGTTGCAAGTGGTATTATCGCAGGTCTTACCGCATAAGGCTTTCGTGGTTCGTTATAGGTAGGTAGATTAGCCATCCCTTTTGGGGTGGCTTTTTCTTTATTGTAAAAATCCAAGATTTATCTATTTAGTAGTATGATATATTTAACAAAGGGTTCGACAAGTCAGATTATCCTTACTTTAAAGGAGAAGCAGACCTTATCAGCACCTAATTATTTATTCGTTTTTACGCATAGGGGTTCAAATATAGAGGTTAAA